ACTACCTAATGCTAATATACAATTTGGCTTGATTGAATTAATTTCTTCTTGTAATTCCTTAAGTGATTCTTCTACATTGATGTCAGCGTTTCGCGCGCGAATCCATGATGGTATCTTTTTACCTTTAGGGTTAGGTAATATTTCATATTTAACTACATTAGTTAACCATAGGTCACTTCGTGATATTGAAGCGTCTTTAAGAAGTTTATCTAATTCTTTTCCTGATGGTCCAGTGAAAGGTAGTGATTCACCATATAATGGAGCTTCACCAATTAACATTAATTGAGCTCCAATACTACCATAACCTGGAACATATTTATTCATTTATTTTCTTTAATTAATTCACTTATTCGTAATTCTAAATCTTGTAAATGTTTTAATAATTTTTTGGGCCAATGATTTCCTCTATTAGTTATTTCAATTTCAATTAATCTTTTTAAAGTTAATAATTCATTATAATTTATTTTTAAATTCATTTTTCACTCATATCTTCTTATCTTATCATCTTTATCTTTACTATTTTCTCTATCTTGTTTACTACGACCCATACTATCACGAGTTCCTTTACAAATTGGATAATTTTTACATCCCCAAAATGTACCAAACTTTCCTTTACGTGATATCATCGGTCCTTCACACTCTGGACATCTAGTTTCAATTAATGACATCTTTTATTTCCTCAGAATCAGATTCTAACACATGAATTTTAATTGCCTTATATCCTTTTTCATCAGTTTCTATAGGAGTGAATTCAACTTCCATTCCTTTAGTTAGTTCAGTGAAATGTAAAGTTTCTTGAACTAATGAAGTCCAATGAAAGAATATTCTAGTGAATGGTATTTCTTTACTTGTAAGGAAACCCCATCCATCTTCACTTAGATAAATAATTTTTCCAACTACTGTTTTTTGTTCTTGTTTAGTTTCATTCATTTAATTAAATCCATTAATAAACTTAATTACATCCTGTTTATTATTTCTTCCACTTGATAATTGAAACAAACATAATGCTTTAAGAGATTCTTTATTAGTTTCAGGATGTTTACCTAAATCAGACATCATTGATATAATTCCCTGTTTAGGATCATTAGGATAAAAATTTATTTCTTCTATTGCTCTATTCTTACACCATTGAATATGCTCTTGTCTAGTCATAATTAATCCTTAATAAATAGATGACTATCATATTTTAAACTACCACATCTGTATTGGATTAGAGTAGTAGATATGATAGTCATCATTTCATCCTCTAATTCGTTTTACAAGTTATATTCTATTAGCGAATTAACGCGACTCTGTTTCCTCTGAAACAATTTCAGTGGTCTTGGAGTTAGAATCTTCTTTGTCAGAATCTTTGGATGAATCTTCTTTAATTGATTCATTTGGTTTAGATGGTTGACCTTGATTTGCCTCTTCTAATGGGTTACTCATTTTTATTCCTTAATCAATGGGGATGGAGGGAATCGAACCCTCAATCCATTTAAGGCGTGAGATTTTAAGTCTCAAGTGTATTTCCAGTTCCACCACATCCCCATAAATTAATCGCGTGTACTGGACAGGACCACTTTATCCTGACTTTCATTTCAGACACTCTCCCTGTTAGCCTCACAGTTAAAGTCTCCAGTATTCATTATAGGTTATGGTTTAGCTATAATGAACAGTACACTAAATTAACTAAGAAACTTCAGTCCTAGGAACACGATACTTATGGTTAACCCGATTAACCATTCGACCTTGATATGTATCATTTTCTACATACACATCAGTTTCTTTACCTGCTGCTGAGTTTAAATCAAATCGTGTGCCTGGTTTAACTTCTACTCCAAAACTTTGCAAGAATCCAACTGCAAAGCCAATGGCTTTTGAATTGAAATTCCAATCAAGTGGAACTCCTGAAAATTCTTTATCTCCATTATCACCATTGAACATGATAGTTCCTTCAACGGGATAATTAGTTGAACCACCATCTTTACTAGGTGCTTCACCTACTGAATCAATTCTTACACGATACCATGATGGAGTGATGACTTTTCCTCTGAGTAGGTCTTTATCACTAAATTGGATGATAGGCATTTGTTCTCTCTTTTTATACTGTTTGTATCGTTGATAGATGTTGTAGAATTTGAGTGTATTGAATTTTGGTGTTGTTATTTCACTTCCTGTTCTAAATAGATGAATTATTTTGATTTAAATGGTCTACCATGACATTTCTTTCGTGGTCCATTACAATTAGCACAAGGATCTAATCCATTATTCATCTCATCCATTACTATCTTTCCAGATAATAAACATGTTTTTGGAACATAACCTTGTTGAATAGCCATTTCTAAAAACATATCAGAATCAGCTTTATCCTGGTCAAAATAATGAAATTTCACTTATCCTATCTTAGTTATTGTTTCATTTTGATTAGAAGTTACCACGTTGCATGATGTTAAGTAGTTCTTCTAATTCAGGATTCTTATCAAATATCTCCTTTGCTCTTTTTACATCATTTAACTTTCTTTCAGCTTGTTCAACTGCTAATGTTAATCTCTCCTTTAATGTTGGTTGTCTTGTCATTTTTTCGGCAGGATATGAGTTACTCATTTGATCATATCTATTAACTAAAGATTCATCCATATCATCCTATCTTAGTAATTGGAATTGGTTGTTCTTTCATTTTGTTGATAGCAGGTAGAATCCACTTATCATAAAGTGGGTCATTACCAAAGATAATTTTTCTATCTAATGGTAATGCAGTGCGCGCAAAATCATCTCCGGTATGTTCTGTCAATAATGCATATTGGCCTCCTGCTGATATATCAAATCCTTTTTCTATGTTAAAGTGATATACTTCACCACAATATGCTGGTATTTTAGGTGCAATTCGTTTACCTGCTGTTACTATAGTCCGACTAAAATGAGTTTCTCCTGTTGGAGATTTATATTCAGCTTGAATAACATGAGCTATTAAAATGATATTAACTTTATGATAAATATGAATATCTTTTGTAAGTGCAATTAGTTCATTTAATGCAGATGATTCAGCATTATAGTCTTCAATTTCATTAACTGCAATTCCTGCAATCATTTTACCAGCTTCCGCGCCCGATTTACGTGTAACACCAGTTTTCATTTTGCGAGTTTGACGAAGTGTCATATCCGCGCAAGATGTGATTGAATCAATTATAATTGTTTTGAATGGACATGATATTTGTAATTGTTCTAATTTCGCACGAGCTTTATTCCATTCATCATAATCATCATATTGAACATCTTTTGGATTGATTCCCCAATTTCTTAGTGGAATAGATAATGAATTCATTTTTCTATCCCATGAAAACCAATACTGGGGTTTGGGATATGATAATGCTTCTGTTGATTTACGCGTACCAGGGTCTCCTTTAAAAAGAGCGTAAGTAAGAGAAGGGTCGATAGAACTCATATCTGGCATTATCTATCCATCAATTCATTAATTGTTAGCGGTTTCCAATTATCAATCCATCTATCTTTTTCTTGTATTTTATTTAGTCCTTGACTACGCATTCCTATCATGTATTGACGATGAATATATTTATCTTTACTAAGACGTTTCTTTAATTTTTTTAATTGCATAAATTAATCATCAGATGGCTCCCAAGCCTGACCAACTTTAAAATGTAACTTTAATTCTTCTTCTCTCATTCCCCTATCAGATTCACATATTCCTTTAAATGTACACATTCCAAATTTATTTTCACAGTGGGTAAAATTTTGTGGCCAATAGCCCGTTTCATGATACATTACATACATCTTACACCAATATGGTAATGTAATTGATTGCCATTCTAATAATCTATCTGCTGAGTATGGAACTACTGTTCTGAGAAACTTATCTTTTGGTTCAAGTGTTGTTTGAAATCCAATTTTATCAATTATTACATTTCGAGTTTTCATAATCAAGCATTGCCCGATGAATTGATTATTTAAACTCACTGTATCTCGACGTACTTTCATTGTTTTAACGTCAACTGGAAAGATACCTTGATTTGTATCTACTGTTCTATCCAATTTAGCTTTCCACATTATACGAATATCATCATCTTCATATAATATTTCTTTTTTAACTACTTCTACTTCAAGTGTTACCCATGAATCATTTTTATAATAATCAAAATACTGTTCTAATGTAGTTAATGCCCATTTCCATCCTGTCTTTGATCTATCAGATTCTTGTGGTGTATTAGAAAGACCAGGATATTCATTTGGTGAATGACCACATTTTGGTTTTAATATACATTTATCAAAACAAATATGATCATTAAGTATATTTTCCATTTCTAACATGTCATGAATTGGTTCAAAATCGGTACAATAAGAACATCCTCTTATATAAGTATCACCCATTAAAAAAGCATTTGATATTGCATCAGATCGTTTAATTTTGTTTACCATATTTTTATGATAAACTTCTAATATTTTATGAACAAGTGAGCCTACTTCAAGTGAATTTGATTTACCGTCTAAACTGACAAAGTTATGATTGTATCGAAGGTCAGTTAGACAACCACAACTCATTAAGCTGGAGAGGATAGAAGCATCAATTATTACGTTCTTTTTTGGTGAAGTTAATATGTCAGTCATACATATTCTCTCCAATCTTCATCAATTGAAAATGGAGAATAAGTCATACAATTAATACACCAAACTGAAATATAAATAGTCTCTTCATTACCATCATTTAAAGATTCATCAATTTCAAGTTCAGTATTATCACTATAACACTGAGGACATTTA